GGTTATAACCGTGGTAACATTCGTGGTGCAATTAAACTTGCATACAATCCACAACAGGCAGAAAGAGATATTCTCTACAAGGCTCGGATCAACCCAGTAGTTGACTTCCCAGGCCAAGGTGTGGTTCTCTTTGGAGATAAAACTGCTCTTGCCAAACCTAGTGCATTTGACCGCATTAACGTGCGTAGATTGTTCTTGGTTCTGGAAAAAGCAATTGCCACAGCTGCTAAGTTCCAACTCTTTGAGTTCAACGATGAGTTTACACGGGCCCAGTTCCGTAACTTGGTTGAACCCTTCTTGCGGGATGTGCAGGGTCGTAGAGGTATTACTGATTTCCAAGTTGTTGCTGATGGCACAAACAACACAGGCGAAGTCATTGACCGAAACGAGTTTATTGCAGATATCTATATTAAACCAGCACGATCAATCAACTTCATTACACTTAACTTTGTTGCGGTTCGCACAGGTGTTGAGTTCTCTGAAGTTGTTGGCAAATTTTAGGAGGTAACGTAAAATGGTTGGAACAATAGACGAATTTAGAGCCCAACTAATTGGTGGCGGTGCCAGAGCCAACCAATTTAAAGTTGAGATCAATAATCCTAGAAATGCTGGGGCGATCAATATCAATTTAAGGCAGGCAGCATTTCTGTGTAGTGCAACAACTCTACCAGCAATGTCAGTTGAAGAAATTGAAGTTCCTTTCCGTGGAAGAACTATTCGGATTGCGGGCGACAGAGATTTCGCTGATCCTTGGGAAGTTACATTTCTTAATGATACAGACTTCTCAATTCGTAATTCTATGGAAAGGTGGAATAATGCAATTAACGATTTGGCAACAGGCCGAGGAGTTAATAACACATTAGACTACTGTGCTGATTTAACAGTATCCCAACTTGATAGGGATGATAGAGTTATTAAGGTGTACAAGTTTGTCAATGCATGGCCACAGGCTATTGCAGCGATTGATTTGTCATCTGCATCTGCAACCGAAATTGAAAGTTTTGCCGTTACATTTAGGTATCAGCATTTCCTCGCTAGTGACGTTAACGATGGTGGCGAATTTGCGATTGAATAGGAATAAATTGACTTTATAAACCTACTAAATAAAGGAGTAGGGAGATATTATGGCTGAACTTTTCGGATTTTCAATTAATCGTTCTAAGAAGGATACGGGTGGTGAGCAAGTTTTCACCACCCCAACTCCTGATGACGGCGCTATAGACGTTGCCGGAGGTGGTTTCTTTGGCCAAATTTTAGATACGGATGGGCGAGAGAAAACAGAACTTGACCTTATTCGTAGGTATAGAGATATTGCACAACAACCAGAGTGTGATAGCGCAATTGAAGATATCATTAATGAAGCAATTACTGCTGATCAAGTTTCCCAATCAGTTACGTTGAGAACTGATAGACTACCTTATTCAGAAAAAATTAAAAGAGAAATGAGAAAAGAGTTTAATAAGATATTGTCTCTTTTAGAATTTGATGCAAAAGGTCATGACATACTCCGGCGTTGGTATGTTGATGGCCGTATCTTTTTTCATAAGGTAATCGACACTAAAAATCCTAGAAAGGGTATTGTTGATTTAAGGTACATTGACTGTACTAAAATTAAGAAGGCTCGACAAGTTAAGAAAGATAAAGACGCTAAAACTGGCGTGGATATGATTACGAAAATTGATGAGTATTATATCTACAATGAAAAAGGTCTTTTCTCTGCTGGATACGGTGGAGCAAATCAAGGATTGAAAATTGCTGCTGACGCAATAGCATATTGTCCTTCTGGCGTAATTGACCAGAACGGTGGTAAGGTTCTGTCGTATTTACATAAAGCAATCAAACCTGTTAATCAATTAAGGATGATTGAGGATGCGTTAGTTATCTATCGTATTTCAAGGGCACCAGAACGTAGGATTTTTTACATTGACGTTGGTAATTTGCCCAAGGTAAAGGCTGAACAATATCTAAAAGATGTTATGAACCGATACCGCAATAAATTAGTTTATGATGCTAGCACTGGAGAAATCCGTGATGACCGTAACCATATGTCAATGCTGGAAGATTTTTGGCTACCTCGCCGTGAAGGTGGACGAGGAACAGAGATTACTACTCTGGCTGGTGGTTCAAATTTAGGAGAGATTGACGATATTGAGTATTTCAGACAGAAATTATATCGCTCTCTTAACGTTCCTATCTCAAGACTTGAAGCAGAAAATTCCTTTAGTCTTGGACGGGCAAATGAAATTACACGGGATGAATTGAAGTTTACTAAGTTCATTCAAAAAATTAGAAAGAAATTTACACCTCTCTTCACTGACCTTTTGAAGACGCAACTTTTATTGAAGGGTATTATCTCATTAGAAGATTGGGATAATATGAAAGAGCATATCCAATATGACTTCTTGAAAGATGGTCATTTTGCAGAGTTGAAAGAAGCAGAGCTTCTTAATGATCGTATTCAAACACTCGATTCAATTCAGTCATATATCGGAACATTCTTCAGTAAGGAATATGTTCTCAAGCATGTATTACGAATGAATGATACAGAGGATGATGAGATGAGAGATCAAATTGCCCGTGAAAGGGAAATGGACCCGATGGATGGTGGTATTGTTGTTCCAGTTGGTGGCGATGGTGTTACTCGTTATCCAGAAGTTGGTGGAGCGCCTATTCCTGCTGATGATTATGATAAGTTCTCAGGTGAAGAAGACCCAGAGGATGAGTTGAAGGCAGCACAAGCAGCTCAAGCAAAGGCAGATGCAAAGTTAAAAGATGCTGATGCAGCTGAAAAGAAAAACGGAAATGGAGATAAATAATGAGTAGAGAAATTGTAGACGCATTATCAAATGGCGATAATCTTGAAGCAGAGAATAACTTTAATCAATCATTGTCGCAAAAAGTTGGTGATGCATTAGAGTCTCGTAGAAAAGAAATTGCAACCACATTTGTCAAAACAATGAGTGGGGAAAATGAAGAGAATTGAGGAAATATATGAATCTACAGTTGTAGAAAAGGATGAACATAGGAAATCCAAATTGTATAAAAAGCTTTCTCCTAAGTTAAAGGACGCTGTGGATGATATTTTTAAACAAATGGACGCTAAACCTTCAGATTTCCTAAATACTTTCGAGAAAACTATTTCTGATATCTCAAAGAAATATAGAGTTCCAGAGAAGGAACTCATGAGATATTTTGAAAAAGAAATGTTATCAATATAGGAGTTAGAGGATGGCAGTCGCAACCAGAACATTAAAAGATACGGCAGTAAATGCTGCTGGAGCTGGTGGTAAAGTTACCATTTTGGTTAATTGGGACGATGAAACAAGTTCTAATAATAACATTTTAGATGCGTCTGGTCTTGACGGTCATGCTAATGGTGCAAAATTGGATATCACTCGTATCTGGTGGCAGATAACCGGCGGCGTTGCAGATGATGATAAGAACTGGGCGTTTGTAGAATTTAAGGGCGCATCAGCTGATACACTTGCAATCAATCTCGATGGAACTGGACACTATGATGGAACAGCAGGACCAATTACTAATAATGCAACAAATACAACTGCAACCGCTGGTGACTTGGAGTTGAGTTTGCGTGGTAGCTCTGGATCAATGATAATCGAATTACGAAAAGATGTTAACTTTACATCATAGGGGAATGATATGCAGACCGTAAAATTATTTTCAGAAGCCGTAGAAGAAGTAGAGTATATTACCGAAGAAAAGAAAGACGGTGGTAAAAACTACAAGATCAAAGGTATCTTCATGCAAGCAGATGTGAAGAACCGTAACGGCCGGGTCTACCCTATGGAAGTTCTAGAGAAAGAAGTTTCAAAGTATAATAAGAATTTTATCAGAGAGAGTCGTGCATTTGGTGAACTGGGCCATCCAGACGGACCAACCGTCAATTTGGAAAGAGTGTCCCACATGATTACTTCTCTGACTCCTGATGGTAAAAATTTCATTGGTGAGGCAAAGATTATGGCTACACCGATGGGAGAAATTGTTAAGAACCTAATGGATGAGGGTGCCAAGTTAGGTGTTTCATCTAGGGGCATG